GTATTTAGCCACCATCTTGTATGGCTTCTGAGTGATGTCAACGACAACAAACGCAGAAGAATCAAGACCATTCCCTCTTGCTGTATCTGCAATTAAAACATAGTTATGACCTTTAACAACTTCTTCATGGATATCCATACCATCAAGAATTTGTTTGATTGCTTCTGAGAATGTCATTCTCTTCAGCGCAGTGCTAGAAATCAATGTACCAGAGCTTCCTAAGAATTCACACTCAACTTCTTGTAAATACTTCTGTTCACCCAGTGCATTTCTTTGATCCTGTGCCCATGCTTCGTCTCGACCAGGAACATCGCGCCAGTTCGCTTCAAAGTATTTGAATCCATTTTGATTATTTGTCGCTTCCATCCACATTCTATAGAAGTGATTCATGCCATTTGGCGTTGATGAAATCAGAATCTTTGACGTTTTACCAGAAGAAATCGTAGGATAAACTGACGTGAAGAATTCTTCAGCGATGTTTGTTGGTACGAACGCAAATTCGTCGAGATACAGAAGGTTGATGCTGTAACCTCGAATCGCCGATGATGCAGTAGAGTCTGCCATCACTCGACAATTGTTTTCGAGTTCAATATCACCTTTGTTCCAAGTCTTCACACCTTGCTGAATCCATAACGGCAATGCTTCGTATGCTAATTTGATTCGACTCAGAATTTCTCTGGCTGTTTTTGCTTTGTTTGCCAGAATGGCGACTGTCTTGTCTTGATTGAATAGTATATACCAAAGCAGATAACCAACGACCATCGTTGTTTTACCAACCTGTCTACCTGCTTTGATAATAACCTGACGTTCATCATGGAATGTTGTGATTGCTTTTTTCTGAAAATCATAAAGCGAGATGCTCACGAATCCACGGTCAATTGTAACGATCTTTACATATCGTTCGATGAAATATATTGGATCTTGTGAGCAATGAATGTATTCGTCTAACTCATCTTGAGTCAGAGAGACTTGTACACCAATCGCTTTTAGTTTTGGTGAACCAAGATAGTTCTTTACATTAAGTATCGCCATTCTTTATTTTCTGTAGCAGATCACTTGTAGAGCCGACGAAGATTGCTTTGTCAACATTAATGTTTTGCTGTTCAACTTTTCCATCAATATCTTTTCTCATTTTATGAAGATTCATCAGCTTGTCGCTAACATCCCCAATATTTTTAATCAGAGTCGCAGCAACTTCATATGCTCTTGGGTGCTGCGACTCATTTGCAACAGAAAGAATCCCGCTGATTGCATGCTTACCAGTGTCAATCAGATCATAAAGGTTTGATCTTGTATATTCATAATCTGTTTCCAGATCATTACCATAAGATTGAACTTGTTGTGGCTTCACTTCAACAATTGGTTTTGTTTCGGCTTCAACAGGCTCAACGTCAAATATTTCAGCGAGTTTATCTTTCGTTTCCATTAAACACTCTTAGTCACCAATGGCTTATTAAACTGAGTTCTAAAATAATTATTTATGGAATTTGCTGTGTAGTCTTCGTCCCAGGATCCCTTTCTATTAGCTCTGGCTCTTTCTAAAAATGTAATACATGCATGATATCTTCTTGCAGTTAACTTAGCGTCTGCTTCTGATAAATTAAAAGTAGCACTTGTTGATCCGCCATATAGATTAGAGTTTTGTAACACATACCAAACATTTGGCGCATTCGCTCTTCTGTATTCGATCGGAGCTGCGAAATCAACAGTTACGTTTTCATCTGGAACATATGTTGGGTCAACATGTTGCATATATGAAACGATATCTTTTTCCCAAGCATTCGCCTGCCATCCCAATGCTGTTGCCATGTTCGCTAACGTCCCATATACTGTGCTAGCAGTATCTTTACCAGAAGATTGCCAAGCACTATTGGCGAATTCTGACCAATTACCGTAATAATAATTGCCACCAGTGTTAGCATTTCCAATTTCAAATTGTGTATTTGATGATGATACGCCAACCCATGCAGCGCCACCTTCGAGTTTAACAAAGGCATTTCTTCCGATTTTTGCAGATTGAACATTACCTGTTGCTGAACTGGTTTCTATTCTAATGACTGAGTTATGTTTGTTTATTAAAACATTATCATCGATGTACATAATTTGCGCATTTTCTTTCGGCGAACCACCAGGAGACTGTGGTATTCCTAATGCGTATAACATGCCTTCACCACCACCACTAGGTCTGTGAAAATGTAAAACTAAATTTGATCTAATTATTGCGCCTTCTGTGTTACCGACGCCCGTTAGAAGACCAGTTCCATATGCACCAGGTGGAACCATATGATCGTCATGCAGTACAAGGTTATTTTCCACAGGAGCATTTTGAAAATAAAGTCTACTCGCCTCAGAACCTCCAATTGCTACTGCTGATTGATTCCATAGAAATGCATTATTTTTAGCGGTTCCGCCAACTCTCATTTGAACGCAACCACCACCGCCTCCTCTTGAGATTATATTTCCTTCAAATTCAATTTCTTTATATGACGATATATAGCAATTTCTATCGAAAAATGTTCTTGATGGTTGAACTCCTGAACCAACGGCTAATTCGCCTCTAGATCCCGATGCAGTTACGCCACCAGTCCAAGTATTCGGTTTTTTTGGATCTTCTTTATACCCATTCATGTCAAAAATGCACTCAGAAATCCAATTTTTATCTGTTTGCCCAATGAATAGTCCTTGCACGTGAGGATCTTGAAGAATACCACTACTATTAAAGTATGGTAATTGATATGCATTATTGACGACGCACCTTCTGAGAATATATGTTGAATCTGCAGCTTCAGTTAGCTGGTGTGATCCAATTCCACCGCCTTGTATCTTAATATCTTCCAACATAACACTTTTTGGACCATAAAGAATTTGCAGGAAAGACTCACCATATGGTGAATTGTCTAAAATTTCAAGAGAAAAAATGTAAAAATTACTTTGTGTATATCTTCCCCAAATTGCAGACCCAACATTCATATTTGCGAGTTTGGGTCTATCGATTGTAATATCCCCATATGCGCCAAATGCCCTTCTTTCGTTGGTTGATGGTCCACCGCCAGTTCCTTCTGATAAAAATTTCCCACCAGGATAAGCAGTTCCTGAGACTAATGTTGATAAATCAAACGTCTCTCCACGTTTGAATAGAATCCAATCTGGCACTCTTGTTGCCGTTCCAGTTGGAATGCATCTAGCTGCGGTGTATGCTGATGACAATGTTAAATGAGGATTAATCGGACCAATTGGGTTTGTTGGGTCAGGACCAATGACTGGATCAGTTGGTAAATAGTAACTTCGACTGTATTGATTGCTATTCGCTGTTGTATCATTACCATCAGAAGTCGAGACATAAACTATTCTGGCTGTTTGCGATAAAAACTGAGACTGTACTGCCCAACCATCATTGTCAAATAATATTCCTCTTTTCGTCTTTACCCCTGATGGCACATTAGTTTTAGTTTTCCCGAAAGCGAGTATTCTGGTGAACGATTTCATATTATTACCCGAATGATATTAATTGAGCGAATGTTGTATATACAAAATTCCTATTCATTATACTATATGAGATGATATCAGTTTTATTTGGATTCCCATTCGGAGTGACTCCACCTAACCAGGTTATTGTTTGCGCGACTCCTCCAATTTGCACAGCATTTGGTAGATATGCAGTTCCTCCTTGGTTCAGAACTATAGTCAACCCAATTGCGGTATTTGTTGGCAATGCTGTATTTGCAAAATTTGCAGTAAAATTGCTTGCAATTTGAGAATGCACAAACACAGTATTGTTTCCATTAGCGCAATCGTGAGTTACGACTCCGCTCGAGAATGTTAAATCTTTAATAAACTCATAAGTGACAAATCCTTCTCCTGGCACACCAATCGGACCAACTGGACCAACCACGCCTTGTGCCCCAACGCCACCAGTTGAACCTTGTCGACCTTGTGCTCCTTGTGCTCCTTGAACACCAGTAGGACCAGTTGCTCCTTGTGCTCCAGCGGTTCCCTGAGCGCCAGCAGATCCTTGTACCCCAGCAGCACCTTGAGCGCCAGCAACACCTTGCGCTCCTGTTGCTCCAGTTGGTCCAGGCGCTCCAGTTGCTCCAGTCGCGCCAGGAGCTCCTGGCGCACCAGACGATCCAGTTGGTCCAGTTGGTCCAGTTACTCCTGTTGCTCCACTTGCTCCTTGAGCGCCAGTGGGACCAGCGGGTCCTTGCGCTCCTGGCGCCCCAGTTGGTCCAGTTGCACCTGATTCTCCTGTTGAACCAGGCGCACCAGTTGCACCAGTGTCTCCAGTTGCACCAGGAGGACCAGATTCACCAGCAGCTCCTTGTGCACCAGGCGCTCCAGATGCTCCTTGTGCGCCAGCGGGTCCAGTTGGACCTGGTGATCCAGCAGTTCCCTGAGCGCCAGATGTGCCTTGCGCGCCAGCAGGACCAGGAGGTCCAGAAGGTCCGATTGGACCAGGATCGCCAATGTCACCAGTTCTTGCTAAAGTGACTGAGATTGATTCGTTATTTGCAAAAGAATTAGTTGTATTTGAAAAACTTGCGCAATTTACTGTAAAATAACCAACCTGTTCAACAACATCGTCGATTGTGTATAGTACATAGTTTCCAGTATTCGATAGCGAAGTTATTTTAAAATGCCCTTTAATAGATGACGTAGAATCATCTATAGTTCTCATATATGTTTGAATATCAATCGAACCAACGCTCTGGTCATCGATATACATTTTTGTCGCTGACGTCAAATTGGCATTATTGAATTTAACTTTTCCGTCGCCTGGGTCGCTTTCGGTTGTGTTTGTTAAAAACGTATAATCAAAACTTGCTCCACCAAATCCACCAGCTTCTCCAGGAGCTCCTTGCGCTCCACCACCAGCTGCTCCTTGAACACCTGGTACACCAGGTGCACCCTGAGCGCCAGCGCCAAAAGCGCCCTGAACGCCCTGTGGTCCAGTAGAACCAGTTGCGCCCTGAACGCCTTGTGGTCCAGGCGTTCCTGGTGTTCCAGCTGCACCAGGAGCACCAGTGGCTCCAGTCGCACCAGTTGCACCAGTGGATCCAGTTGCGCCAGTGGCACCAGTGGCTCCAGTCGTTCCTGGCGATCCTGGGGTGCCAGGAGTCCCTGGTGCACCCTGAACGCCTTGCGCACCACTACCGCCACCGCCGCTGGCATAAAGTTCATCAAAATTCTGATTGACTTTTGTGAATGCAGTCCTTAACTTATCACCAGTTCCATCATTCGCAGATGTTCCAACATTAATTGTTTGTTTTGCCATTTTAGTTATCCGTCGTTATCGTCTACTGATATTATTGCGTTATCTGTGAACAATATTGTACTGTCTGCCACTTCAAAGTTTCCAATATTCGGTTGTTCTTGTATAATATCTGTGAATCCATAATCACTATTAGCGTTCGCAGCATATGGGTCTGGAAGAGCTGCTTGGTAAACATATTGTGTATTTGAAACATAATCATATGTATTCGCAATTGCTTTGCGAATGATTTTCGCAGTTTTATCTTCTGTAGCAAAGAAAAATGTTTTCATTGTAAAAGTCAAAGTCCAAGTCAATATTCTTGGTGTTATATCTGGACCTTCATATTGTGGAATATAATCAACAGTATCTAGCTGTATAGGGACATCAAGAGAAATATCATATCCATCAAGATAATTTAATGTGATAACATAATCTGGAGCGAAAAATGGAAGAATCTGTTCAACGATTTGTGTCCCATCCTCGACGTTTCTTACATAGATGTTCAGTTCAAATCCTATGTTATAAGGAACGGGACCATAGACTTTAGATACAGTATTCTCATCATTCGCATTGACTTTGGTTACTGTATTGAACTTTGATAGTTTTCTTGATGAGTCATATG